GCAACCGCTTGATAGAGGGTGATATAGCTGAGAAGGTTATCCTAGCCAAGAAATTGGTAGGAGCTCGCCTTACTCCAGATGCTATCTGGAACCTGGCTCCGTGGAGCTGGGCTGTCGATTGGTTCAGCAATGTCGGGGATCTTTCTCAGAACCTCGATAACTGGATTGTCGACAACCAGGTGTTGGTGTATGGGTATATGATGGAGAGAACTCTGTCAGAATACACATACACGTTCGTTGGTCCTGGCCGTTTCTGGTCAGGAGCAGCGTACCCCCCATCCGTTCATTGCGTTTCAGAAACGCAAAGGCGGATAAAGGCAACTCCCTACGGTTTTGGGCTTAACTGGAGTGGCCTCTCAGCCCTCCAGCAGTCCATACTCGTTGCGCTCGGTATGTCCAAGTGGCGATGAGTAGAACGTGTTGTCCTACGTTTACGTCAATGGGGTCTAACCGGGCCCCTAGGAGTGATGCTCGTGTCGTTCACCGACCCGCAAACAATCACGATCTCTGCTGTGACGTCCCCCCTGCCCCGTGTTGAAACGGATGACAGGAAGGCCGTCTATCAGAGCGCGGACGGGCTGATTGCGCTTTCCGCCGACCATTCGGTCGGCAAAGCACGCACTCGGCACGTGTTGCGAGTCGATCTCTCGAAGATCGCACCGGATCCGTTCCGGCCGTCTGAGAACACGAAGGTTTCGATGTCAGAATACATCGTCTTCGACGTGCCCGCAGTCGGGGCCGGCTTCTCCATTACGGAGCAGCTGGCGCTGTGGACTGGCTTCAAAACCCAGATCACGGCGTCTTCGGACCTGCTCATTTCCAAGCTTCTCGCCGGCGAGTCTTAGCGACTCGCCATTGGGAGCTTGTCTGACAGGTCACAAGATACGGTAGGTCATCACCGCGAGCCCCGAAAAGGGCGTCGTAGTTATGATCTGCACAACGTCCGTAAACAATACGGACGTCGTCCCGCTGATGAACCACCGCCTACCACAAGCAAGAAGTTTGTGGTTGTTGCTGTGGCTGTCATCAACGCCGCGTATCTTGTAGCGAATACCTTTCTTCCCTTCACGCATGTGTGTGGAGGTTGATTGGTGTGAACAGAAAATCGATTATCGTAGCCTATGGGGACGACCGTGATCACGGTCTTGTCCTCTGGCTTACGGTATTGGTAGGTCATGTGAATGACCTTACCCCCTCTGAGCATCTTGCGTACCAGAATTTCTTGTCGGCCGTAAAACGCCTGCAAGATTCTTGTTCCGCTTGATGCTCTAGGTCGATTTTCGACGGCAGAGCTAGGGATTAGCCACCTCTGATAAGGAGGGACTATGAAAAGCCTGACGTCACTCTGGTC